GAAAGCCCGTTGCTGGTCGCCGTAAAGCAGGCATGAAATATCGGAAACATCTCCTGCCTGGAAACCATCTTCACGGTCACCAAGGGGACCATGACAGAGGCGCCTGACTCAAGCCCGTGAACCTCAGTCCACCGGAATTCCTTATCCAGGCCAAAAGAAGCGCCTTTAAGAAGCTGAAACCTGTATTCAGCGCGGTCTCCAAGGGCCGCTGCGGTAGATAGGACGCTAGTGAGCTCTGCTGACTCTCCAACGTGACGCTCAAACCCCTCCATCATGGCAGACGCTCTGGCGGCCTCTGGCGTGAGTCCTTTACCGGAATCAACCGAGAGCATGATCGCGTCAGGGCGAATGCATTGAGCAACCGGCACCCCAATGTAATCGAGGTCGGTAATGTCTGAAACCCGAGTGATCCCAGCGGCCTCAACGTGAGGCTTCATTCTATTTATTGTTTCCTGCGCGCTACACGCCCGCTGAGCGCCTGCAAACCGAATTTTGCTCGTCATAGTGCCGCAACCGCCACCATCGCCGCCGCGCCAGCCATTTGACCATACATACCCATCGTGTCTGAAGACTCCTTGTTGGCGAGCGTCGCCGCATCGCCAGAGGCTTTGAGCATGGCTTGGTTGTATGTTTGCCAATTCGCTTGGTTTGCGTTCGTCGCTTGGGACGTTGAATTTATCATTTGATTTATCCAGTCAGTTGTACCCTGGAGGTTGGTATTGGCGCCGCCTAAAATGCCTTGCTGCCGTTGTGCCCGCTGCTGCATCCCTTGAGCCTGAGCGCCCTGGCTGGCAGCAATAACTGAAGCAGGATCAATTCCGGCAACCGGCGCTTGGTGCCCCTGAAGGTATTGGGACGCGGCCTGTTCGTTGACGCGTCGCAACGCTGCTCCTTCTTGGGTGGCCGCGTCGTACAGCGCCGATTTGCCAATCGTTGAGTCTTGGAGGCCCGAGCCAATGTATTTGGCCAACCCGTGCCGGCTGGTCCACTGGTCCATCTGTTTCTGCAATCCGCCGCTAGTCAGGTCTTCGCTGAGCATCTTTGGCAACTGCTGGCGCATTGCCTGGGCGTTGGGGTTTGTCTTTTCCTCAAGATCGGCGCTTCTGAATGCGTTTATGGCAGCAACATGGCCCGCTGTATCCATCGCGCCGGCGCCAGGGCTAAAAATGTCCGGAGTCCAGGACTCCATAGGCATATTGGCGGCGTAGCTTAAAAGCTGATTCTTTGCGTCAATGATCGGCTTTCCTGAAGCCGACTGCATATTTAAAATAGCAATTGAGGGGCCAAGGTCTGGCTCCTTAACGTAAGCAGGAATATTTGCTACTTTGCCTCCTCCACCCATAATTATTTTGGAGCGTAAATCTCTCTGTTCATTCTGACAAGCCCCAATTTGTTCATCGTGGCTTCTGGGAAGTTCCCAGCACCGTTTCTGTTGTCTAAAGGGACTCCAATTAAACCCACTTTTCCAGAAAGTTGAGTGTGCGCCTGCCAGTCTGCCATCACCTGCATAACGTCCCTTGGACGAGTCAACTCTGGGTGGAATGCTGGGTAAATGACAGGGGTGAAAACATGATCAGAATAACCAATGCAAGTATCGCCCTTGTAATGCGCAAATGTGTTGATAGCTGGGTGGGGAAATATTGCATGGTCAAATGTTTTAGCAAAAAGCTGGAGTTTTGCGTATTCTTCACTATTTGGGACCAGGTATTTATAGGTAATTGACATGTTAATTGCTTAACCCAAGGACCACCCCTGTGTCAAATTGGGATTGAAGCCGCGACGCTTCAATCGTGATGATTTCTAGGGCGCGTGTTGAGTTTCCACAAACAACGCATGGTAAACAGGCCGTTGACCCGTCCGCGACAATGGGAATAGAGGAGTAGACCGGAATCACGCCGTCGTTGCCGAACGGGGACATAAACAAGTTTGGGTAGTTCTCAACCGTAGTGGAGGTTGAAGAAAGAACCGCTACCCTTTGAGATTCTGGTTTTGGAGCAGGTTGAGGGACACTCATGCGCAGGGGTTCATTTTGCGATATTGATTTGCCGCGTTTGTCGCTTCTTGGAGCGCTTTATTGCCGGCTTGGTTGATTGCGTCCTCCTGCGACGTAAACGAAATGTACGATGCCGTTGCGGTGGCAGAAACAGCCGGTCCGGTCGTGCCAGCGCCGCACGTCTTGGTTACGGTTCTGGTCTGGGTTGACGACCAGGATGTGGCGTGAATATCAACAACCTCATCCTGGGAGTCTTCTAAGGTGATCAGCACCGAGTCGCCGGTCTCGCCAACGACGCAGAATTGCGTTTCATCGCGGCTGGTCTTGCCGTAGCTGGTTTCGGAGAATGGGTCCATGAACATCCGGACCGCTTCAACGCCCATTGCGCCGCACCATTCAATTAAAAATGAAAACGCCTTATCAACGTTAAAAAGGTAGGGCGACTCACATGAGACATTGCTAGAGAGAGGGCTTACTGACTCCGTAATAAGCCGGCGATGCTGGGTTTGAAGAATCCCCAGCCCTTCCAGCTTTGAAGCGTTTGGCGAGGTCTCAAACTGATAATTATTGGTCACTGCCAAGATTCGAGAATTGAGAATCTCCTGGTAGGTTCCTTTGGTGCCCCTGTAAGAGATTTTAACATCAACAACGCCGCCAATCTGGCTGCAATCGACCTCGCCGTAAGCGAGTTGCTTTAAATCCATGCCGTCTCCCAGGAGAGCGGTTTCTATCTGAGAATAGATCCTGGAGATGCGCTCGGAAGTTTGTCCTTCTGGCCCAATATCCAACCAGGTGTCGTACCGATGCGGAGTAAACGTCTCCCAGACGTGGTTAAATGACCCATCCGATGTCGGCGTGTAGTCAACGCTGAATGCGTACAATTTTGGCTCATTTTTGACGTAACCGTTAGCCCAAGCAACCGGACGAATGCCGTTCCAAACGCCCGCCCAGGCCGGCGACCTAGACTGGTTCCATTCAGAGGCAGACGCGTAGTCCAGCACCATTGTGATGGAGTTGAGTGGGTCCATGTACGGCACCGAACAGAGTAGGTAATTCTCAAACGAGGTTGAAGCGATTCCAGAAAAGTCGGAAACAATGAGCCTCTTGGCCTTAGCCATCTCGACATCTTTGTAAAGCACCTGGGACGACAGGTACGACGCCGCCGCAACGTCAACAGATATGAGCCCGCCTTGCGAGTACCACCACATCATGCCGGCCTGGAAACAGATGCTCCTGCCGGCGACGCAGCCCAAGGTCGGGTACAGAATGCTTTGAAAGTTTGGGGTTGAGACCCATTGGTCGCGATCTAAGACGCCAGAAGCAAACGCGTAAGTGCTCCTGTCGCTGAAGACGTAGAGCTTTGAGTCATTATTCTGGCCAACGTAGTCCTGCATGGCCGTGACAGGCCTGGGGATTGAGAAATCGCCCCTTCCGGTTCCTTCTGTGCGCTCCGTCCACCCCAGGGGGTTTCCAAGGTCAGAAGCAGAAATAATGTTGCCGGTCGCGATCCATAAGCGGTTTCCAGAATAAGCCATCCAAAACCCGACGGGCATTTCGAGCGCAATTTGACCAGTTTTGTCAGACCCGTCCCAATATGCCGGCTTTGAAATGCCGTCCTGAATTACGACAATACGGTGTGATGGGGTGACGGTTGTCGTGCCGCTCGAAATGAAAGCCGATTGCGTCGCAATTGCAAAATTCACGTTTTCAACCGTTGGATCGAGCTCAATCCCCGTCAATTGGTGAAGCGACCAGGCCTTTGGCTGAACCAATGGGAATTCAGAGAAATACACTTTACCTGCGACGGCAAAGACGAGGTACGACAACTCAATCTCTTGAGAAGAGGCGCCATCTGGAGTGTAGATTGTTTTGGGTAAGAAAACCGTTTTGCCGTTTAGTCCTTTAACCGTTGAAGGGGCGGCGTACTGTTTGTTTGCGTTGAAGATCAGCCCCCCTTGGAAGTTCCCATTTGGCAGCGACAATTTCATCGCAAACCCAGGGCGAGTTTGAGCCACTCCGCCCCGCAAAGGACAGTTTTGCGCCCAATT